AACGCGCAGTCATGCACATTCCTTAGAGTTCTCGGAGCCGGTGACGGAAAGAAGAGAGATTCTTCAACGGGTGCAGTCATCAATGCAGGATTCGTTGTCGGAAACCAGCTTGTCCAGGACAACGGAATCGTTGGGAAGAATGCACAGTCAGTCTACGGTGGACCTCTTGGAAGGACATACTTCCTAGGATGCTTCATGTCAGAGTCTGCTGGATCGACAATCTTCAGCGATTCAGGCATCCAGTCAATCGGAAACAATACTGCACATCCGATAATTCGCGGAATCATCATGGTTCCATCTGGCGTCGTCCTATCTCTCTCGGGAAGCACTGGAGTTGCAAATAGCTCAGGCGCTCCCTCTATTTCGACAGCAGCATCAACTTCTCCTCTGAAGGGTGGTCTCACTGGATCGATGTCAGTGTCATCGCAGAGATTCGTCATGCTACTCAATGGATTCAATCCATCTGATGGTTCTGCGAATGTTATAACTGCTTCATTCGATGCAAACGACAGCACATCATACTTCGGAAGCATTCTGAACAAGGACCCGCTCAGTCTTGAGTCAAAGGGTCATCTTCTCTATGCAAGCTATGATATTCCAGGTTCATATGCCGTTGTCACAGGTTCTGGCGTTCTCAAGAACACACCCATGCCGGGTAACGATGCAGGACTTCATGACTGCGTCTTCATAACCACTAGCTCTCTTGCAAGGAATGCAGGATCAACTGTAGTTCCTAATTACGAGCAGTTCACAGACAGGTTTAGGACTCCTACCACTCCGTTCTTCGTCTCGCAGGACTTTGGTGGAACAAGATACAATCTCTTCAGTGTTGAGCTCCGCTCAGACGGTGCTTACGGAAATACATCGTATAAGGTCTCAATAGAGAACCTGGTTCCAGACCAGAATACAGACAATCCTTCGTACGGAACGTTTGACATCGTTCTTAGAGATTTCGCTGACGTTGATGAGACTCCAAAAGTCATAGACGGCGGGACTTTCAGAGGGCTGAGCATGAATCCTTCATCGCCTCAGTACTTCGCGCGTGTTGTCGGCAACCAGAAGACATTCTTCGACTTTGACAAGGTCAATTCATCACAGAAGTTAGTTGTCCAGGGAGATTTTCCGAATAACTCTAGGTACATCAGGGTTGTTCTCTCTGATGAGATCGAGAACGGTGCAGTTCCTCCCACAGCTCTTCCCTTCGGATTCAGAGGACCAACTCACCTCGTGACGTCAGGTAGCACAATGCTAACAAACGTCTACGATCCTAATACGATGTCATCGACAAATGCACTTGTTAGGGCAGTTCAGATACCTGTTCCATTTAGGACCAATGTCGCAACGGGTCTTTCTCCCAACAAGCAAGCGAAGGCAAACCTGTACTGGGGTGTGCAGTTCAACAAGAAGACAAGTCTTGCTGAACCCAATGCGAGTTCAACTACCGATGCGTCGATGGAGTCATTCGTCAAGTACTTCCCAGACTATGCAGCGTCAGATCTCAAGTTCGCAGTCGGCAATAATCCAGGTGCCGCTAACGTCAATGGATCTATTCTAGACTGCGACAGGTTCAACAATAACCTCTTCAGCCTTGATAGAATCAGCGTTGTTACAGGCTCCGACGGAGTTGCAGACGTTGATCAGTGGCTTTCAGCTTCCTACGTTAGAAACGGCGTCATAACACCCGATGAAGCAAACAAGACACGCGCTCTACGCCTTAGTGACCTTAAGATCTCTGGCAATAGGACTTACGCCAAGTTCTCAACATTCTTCCAAGGTGGATTCGACGGACTTGATATCTTCAACTCAGATCGCACGAAGATGACAAACGCCGCTGTCTACAGGGAGAACATTGATTCCACCAACCAGGGTGGAATAAGCGGACCAACAGTCTCAGCATACAGAAAGGCTGTCGACATAATTGGAAACAAGTCTGATTTGGAGATCAAGCTTCTCACAATTCCAGGAATAAGACACACCAGCGTCACTGATTACGCAATATCAGCTGTTGAGAGCAGGTTTGACTCTCTCTACATCATGGATGTTGACAACTATGACACCACCAACACCTATGTCACTGGATCAAACCAGAAAGCATCTGTTCAGTACACAGTATCAGCATTCAGGAATAGAGGAACAAACAGCTCTTTCGCTGCTGCATACTTCCCAGATGTCAACCTGCTGGATCCAACAACAAACACTCTGGTCTCAGTTCCTGCATCGGTCCCAGTTCTCGGCGCATTCTCATTGAATGACTCTATCGGATTCCCATGGTTCGCGGCAGCGGGATTTGCAAGGGGATCGCTATCCTCGACACTGTCAACTACGCTCCCTCTCTCGAAGCCAGACCTCGACACCTTGTACGATGCTCGAATCAACCCGATAGTAGACTTCTCGAATACTAGCTTCGTTGTCTGGGGGCAGAAGACGCTCCAGCTCGCAGCCAACGCTCTCGATAGAGTCAACGTCAGAAGGCTTCTTATTGAGATTAGAAGGGCTGTCAGGCTCGTTGGAAATACCCTTCTGTTTGAGCCCAACAGGGTTGAGACACTTGATAGGTTCAAGTCACTCGTGAACCCAATTCTCCAGAGCATTCAGGAGAGAAGCGGTCTAGACAGGTATAAGGTTGTCATAGATACGTCAACAACAACTCAGGCCGACATCGAGAACAACACAATCAGAGGACAAATCTACGTTCAGCCAACAAGGTCAGTCGAGTTCGTCTCGCTATCCTTTGAGGTTAGAAACGCAGGTACGTATTGAGACTAATTTCAGATACAGAATAGATAGAAGAGACAGGAGATTAAAATGGCAGAGACTCTATCAGTCACGGATATGCTACCTAACAAGTTTGAGCCAAAGCGCACTTTTAGGTGGGTATTTGCACTTGAGGGAATTGACTCATTTCTCATGAAGACGGCAGGTCGTCCATCCGTCTCCCACCAGGTTCTTGAGATTCCCTTCATCAACGCAGTTAGGTACATCGCAGGCAGGCAGACATTTGAGACAATGCAGATCGCTCTCCACGATCCAATCGCGCCCTCAGGCGCGCAGCAGGTCATGGAGTGGATCAGGACACACTACGAGACAGTGTCAGGACGCGCCGGTTACGCTGACTTCTACAAGAGAGATTGTCAGATTAAAATGTTGGATCCTATCGGGACAGTTGTTGAGCTTTGGGATATGAAGGGCGCGTTCATAACATCGGCAAACTTTAGCAATCTAGACTACTCAAACGCAAGTGAAGCTTCGAACATCACGCTTACTCTCAGATTTGATACGTGCGTACTTCAATTCTGATTTACAGATTGTCATAGAGCTCTTCCATTTACTCCTCATGAGGCACCTCGTAGACTAAACTACGAGGTGTTTTCATATGGCAAGAGAAGGAAAAAATGACATCTTCCGGGCCGAGAAGCAAGAGGTCAAGCAGCCTACGAGCATAGCCTGGGAGGTTCCTGTTGAGGTTGTCCCAGTCCCATCCCGAGGTGTTATCTATCCTCCTGGATCACCGCTGCACGGCAAGGAGACGCTTGAGATCAAGGCGATGACTGCAAAGGAGGAGGACATCCTCACCAGCCGTGCGCTAATCAAGCAAGGGACTGTCATCACACATCTCATCAAGTCATGCTTGATAGACAAGGATGTAGATGTTCAAAAGATGATAATCGGTGACAGGAATGCCCTGATGATTTCAATCAGGATCACGGGCTATGGATCGAACTATACCGCGTCTGCGACTTGCCCTGCATGCAGCAGGGAGTCAAGCAACATGTTTGATCTCTCATCGCTCGGTATTAAGCGTCTGCAGATTAGTCCAGCGACACACGGTCAGAATTGCTTCGAGTTTAATCTGCCAGTCAGCAAGAGGAAAGTCTTCTTCAAGTTCCTCACGGGAGCAGATGAGGAGGAGATCCAGACCACCAATGATCGCAAGCAGCAACTCATGCCAGACATGGTGGTTGAGAATAATGTAACTGCTCGACTTGAGCAGAGCATCATCTCAGTAGACGGGATCACCGACAGGAGTGAGATCGTTAGATTTATTAGGTCGATGCCAGCGATGGATTCCAGGAGTCTTAGGCGGTTCATGGATGACAACCAGCCCGGGATAGACATGATGGTTGACATGCGATGCCAATTCTGCAACGATACATCAAAGATATCGTTGCCGTTTGGCTCGAGCTTTTTTTGGCCTAGGGACTGACTACATAGGGTCAGTCCTAGAAGAACACTATGTCTTGATCAAGCATCTTGGGCTGGGTTGGAATGAGGTTAGATCAATGCCTCTCCCCTACAGACGATGGATGATCGAGAGGTTCGTCAAGGATCTAGAGAGCCAAAAGAAAGCGAATCAAGGAGAGAATCGCGCTGAGGAAGTCACCACTCGCGACATCGATAGAATGACTCAACAGATGATGAGGAGATTCGATAAGTCGAGAGAATGATACTTATCAACGAGGGTCTAGATGGCTGAGCAGGACATAATCAGCGCCTTAAGGGAGATAGCCACAAATGTCAAGGACATAGAGGATATCATTCGTGATGCTTCGGGAAAGCAGTCTTTTGGAACTGCTGAAAGCACCAGAAAAGCTGCGAAGCTTGATGAGAGCAGTTCATTCCAGGATGCTCTTGACCAAATCACGACAGACAAGGTAGAGAGTGATTCATCTGCAATAACAGACGGGTTAGCGACATTCAGCAAAGGTACCAAGAGCATACTCAGCGCAATAAGGGATAATATTCCAGGCCTTCAGGCTGATGAACTTTCAAATCTCGTTGACACACTAAGTGCAGAGGTTTCTAAGCTTGGAAAGGGCATATTCGATACTGTTCTTAGCCCCAAGAAGTTACTAGAAAGCGTAAAGGAAAATTTCGACAGCAATCCTGAGATTGCTGCGCAGGTTGTTAATGTCCTAAAGGGTTTTGTCCAAATTCCGTTTGGAACAACTGTTCTCAACAAAATAGACGAAGGTCTTCTAACCAATTTCCAGGGAATTCAGAAAGTCTTCGGAGGAAGTCTAGCCGACATTGATTCCAAGGTCAAGATCTCTTCCGGTAATCTAGGTACTTTTCTTTCAAACTCAGCTAGATCAACAAATGATGCCATAGCAGGTTCAACAGGTGCAGCAGGTAAGGCTCTAGATGCCATTGGAGCAGACTCTAGTTCAAGATTGCTGCGGATTGGAGACGAGACTAAGACAACAGCAGCAAGCATCAATACAGCGTACAAGAACTTTATGGAGGATGCGACAGGTACCACAGCAACTTCTATCAAGGTAAATGGTGCTTCAATCGCTGTTGCACTTGAGAATTATCAGGAGACATTCAATCAGAGGGTTCTGCCAATGCTGCAGGACTCCCGAGAAGGATTCAGCTTAGCTGCGGAGGCTGCAACAGAGGGTGGAAGAGGAATATTTCAGGAGATAGCTCTAGCAGGTGATGCATTCAACCTGTCAAATGACAAGGTGCAGACTTTCATAGCGAGAAACAGGGATCTGACTGGTAAGGCAAATACAGATCTGTTGAAATCTAGCGCTGCAGTATCCTCTGCTATCGGCGACAGGATGGGAATCAATGCGAAGCAGATCATGCCCATCATGTCAGAGATAATCGGATCAGTTGACAGGTTCGGAAACGTTGGAGTTGAAGCTGCTGGAAAGATATCTGCTCAGCTCATAAAGACAGGAACTGATTTTAGTCAGCTAAGCACCATGGTTGGCACATTCCAGGGATTCGAGGGAGCATCTAGCTCAGTTGCCAAGTTGAGTGCAGCATTCGGTGTTAATCTTGATGCCATGGAGCTGATGAGAATGGCAAATGAAGATCAAGCTGCACTAATTCCTTACCTGCAGGAGCAATTTGAAGCATCCGGTGTTGACATAGCTAATTCTGGTAATGCAATGAAGAGGGTTCTTTCTGAAGCTCTAGGCGGTCTAGGTGTGAATAACGTTGAGAGACTCCTATCAGGTACTGCCGATGTGTTCGGCGATTTTAACAAGCAGATCGGTGAGGATGCATCAAAGGCTATCAACGACCCACTCAGGACATTCGAAGCCTCAATCAAGGATCTGACTGCTGTCCTTGGCGATCCTGCGCAGGCTGCTGCAAGACAGACAGAGTCAATGGCTGCCGCTACTGTTGGTCAGGTAATCGCAGCAGCAGTGGGTACAGCAAATACTGAAACCTTGAAGGGCATCACTGATATTGTTGGGAAGATGGAGCCTGAGATAGCAAGGTACGGACTCAAACTATCACAGCTTGTGAGTGATCCTATCAATGCTGCAATCAGCAGCTTTGGAAATATTAAAGAGGTGATTAAAAGTGCTACAGAAGGGACGACAGCAGACGCGAAGCCTAGTTCTCCACCTGCAGTGAGCTCAGCTGCTACAGCAGCACCACCAGTAACTGTCGCCCTTCCAGCTGTGCCTAGCGAAACATCATCAGCTACGACTCAGGCAAATACAGCCACAACTGCACAAAATCAATCAGCTCAAGCCGCTGCAAATCCTGCTCGACCCCAGACTCTCCAGGCAGTCATAAACATAAGCCTGGGTGATGATGTCAAGAAAATAATCCAGAACGTTGCTCTAATCGACATTACGGGAGGAGATCTTGCCTGACTTTGACAAACAGATTCTGGAAGGCCTTAATCTAGAGGAGAGGGAAATGGTGCTGGAGTACACGCAGGCGCTTGAGGCAACTCTTGATTCTGCTGTCGGTGACCTGTCGAAACTTCTCGAGGCGATACTTTCTCTTAATAACGATGAAGCGGGGGTGAAGCGTGAGTAGAGAGACACTTAAGAATTTTTTACGTGATTCAGGTTCAGGAGCCACACAGATATCCTTCACCATAGCAGATCAAAACGGTTCCGGTGCATTTGACACCGGAGACGATCTAGGCACGGATCCTAACACGCTGCGGCCCTTGCTCGGTCTAGACACACCCGGCGGCGGGATAACTGGAGACTATGTCAGGTACATCACAGAGAACTTTGGAAACTTCTTTCCACTAGAAGCTGGCAACAAGAGTGCACCCAGCGCTATTCGCAGAAATAGCCTAGAGCCTGCGCAGTCAGCTGGTGCACAGAGAGTTTTCGCACCCACAGACGGCACCGGCGCCACACTTGGATCTTACTCGAATAGCGGAAAGTTTGATGACACAAGCACGCAGCTTGATGAGATAGTGAATAAGCTCTCTGCAGAGTCTGGCAATACGCTTCTTCCAGACGTCAAGGGTGATGATCTCGATACAACAGGACAAGTTCGCATCAATACGAGCCCAGAGAAGATAGGGAAGCCAGTTGGACCTGCCAATCAAGTCCTCAGAAATTTCAATCGATTTGACCCCAGCACGCTAGGCAGCCAGCAGGGAAGGGTCTTTGCTGATCGTGGTTCATCGCCTGGTGATGTTGATGCTTCTGCTTTCTCAAGTCAGCAGAGATTATTTGGAGAGTTTGACAAAGACTCAGACGATGTAACACTTGACCAGCTAAAGGATATCGCTGGTAGTCTTCTCCTGAAATCTGCTGGATGGGACATAGGGGACAATTCTAGCGTTAGCTCTGATCCATCAAGTCTACCAGACATTGGTCTTAATCCAGAGGTAGCTGATAGATTTGTTCGCACATATCGTCTCTAAGCCGGTAGCGCATACGGAGCACCAGAGACTGATGGAACGCCGTGGCGCTCTGGAAGGAGTGACGTCATCAGCACTGATCCTAGTGCAAAGAATAGTAAGTCATACGGCAGCACGACTACACCCGACAGCCCGTTTAGCTCTTCAGACTCTAACGTAGTCCTTGCACAGGCTTCTGCTGCAATAGCACTCATAATTAAGAGAATAGACGCTGCGCTACCAGAGCTTGTTAAGAGCATCACGCAGGAACCTAGCCCTAAGGGCACAGAGACATCAGCAATGGGAAACGGGCCATATCAGCTTGGCCAATCAACGAATGTGAGCCCATTCGCTCGATTCGAGATAGTGAGAAGATTCACTCTAGTCGCAACCATCAATCCGTACAGGAAGTGTGTTGAAGCAGGACTTCAAGTCATGTTCAACAACAAGAAGAGCGCATTAGACATAGCGAAGAGCACATCAATGTATGAGTCTCCAGGTTTCTGGCTCGCGATTGCTCGATCTGTTCTAAGGTCTGTGTCAATAATATCTCAGACACTCACTGAGGGCGGTGCTAATGTCAATGACGTTGTTGATAATAACAAGGCGCTTAAAGTCCTAGATGCTGTCAGGCGATCAAAGATCGTCGCATTTATGAATGTCGCTGCGACCACAGGAGACGTTCTGCTCCAGGTGACTGGAGGATCATCAGATATCAGCTTGATCAGGACATCTAAGCGGCGCTATGATGTTGATAGCTTGCCCGAAAGCCCTGCCACTAGAATCTCAAAGAGCAGAGGTACAACAGGAACTAGTACGCTCTCTCTGGCATGGAGAAACAACAGCGTCCCCTCTCTTTTCGTCCTATCAAGAGACTCAATAAGAGCGTCATCTAAAATGCTCAGCATTGTCAATGGTGCTTCACCTGCACGTGCGATGCTTGCAAGCACACTATTTGAGAAAACGTATCTTGACCTGAGAATCGACGCTGTGGTACCTACTGTATCTGGAGACAAGCTAACTTCTCTCAAGAGAATACCACAGCAGGTTGTGAAGATAGTCGAAGATAGACTAGACTCTGAGTACGTGCCCTTCTACTTCCACGATCTTAGGACAAATGAGATTATCGGATTCCACGCTTTCCTAGAGAGCTTGTCAGACAGCATTACTCCATCATTCCAGCCTACAACTGGGTTCGGAAGAATTGAAGCAGTCCAGACATACAAGAGCACATCAAGATCGCTTGGTCTGTCTTTTAGAATTGTGGCCACATCTAAGGAAGACTTTGACGAGATGTGGTTCAAGATAAACAAGCTAGCTACTCTTGCATACCCACAGTGGAGCGCAGGTTCAACTGTCACTAAGAAAACAGGAGAAGGTACAGTTGATCAATTCACGCAGCCCTTCAGCCAGCTAGTTGCATCATCTCCGGTTATTAGACTTAGGGTCGGAGACGTTATCAAGAGCAACTACTCAAGATTCAATCTATCAAGAATCTTTGGAATGGGATCAAACGTTGAACTTAAATCGGCTGCAGAGGACTCGCTTTTTGGAGGAGGTCTCTCTACTCTTTTAGATGGTGCTAGTAATGTGTTCGAAACAGCGTTCTACATTGCTTTCGGTTCTCCTCTGCAGTTTATTGCTGGAAATAGTGATAATTTAAGCGTCGCTGCAACTTCATTCGCATCGAATTTTCTAGTTAACGGATTTGCAAATCCAGTCGGATATAAGCTGTTGAGATCAGTGCTAGTTGATCCTGATAACACACTCAGCTACAGTGATGGTGGCCCATTTTTTCTAGATGTTGCTGAAGATTTTCTAGCTGGTACAGCCCCTTTTACTTTTGTAAATCAGAAGCTAACAGGTCTTAGATTCGGTACAATATGCTATCTCAAGGTAAACCCTAACAAGGACTACATCGACAGTGATGGAAATCGATATTCTATCATTAGACCTGTTAGAGGAATCATAACGGGTCACCCTGAGGAGCCGGTCATTCAACAGCAGGACAAATCAGAGGCATATACTGATCCGACATACAAGGGATTCAATCGGCAGAATAAAAAAGCAACAAAGACTTTCTTCACAATGCGATGTCTTGAGCCTGGCCCCATGTTCAGCAAGCAATTCAAGATAACTCACTCGGATGTGGTTGCTGATCCTCGCATAATGTGGGGACTAGCTGCTGCCCTATTTTCACCAGATAATGCACTAGCAGAGACATTGAATTCTGTTGCACAGAACCTTGCAGCACAGGCAGGTGTTGATCTCTCACCTGATCTAGGCTCTCTCTTTGGGAGCAGAGAGGTGACTTTCATGGATCCTGAGGAGAACCCTTTCACTAGATCGATGGAGTCTGCAGGCGGAAGAGGACTTGCAGGAGTGATAACTAGCATGCAGTTCAACTGGGTTGGGACTGATGTAGGAAACTGGGAGACAGACTGGGGATCTCGGGCACCTATGTCGTGCAAGGTGACGATAAACTTCTCAGTCATCCACGATATCTCACCGGGTCTCGATGCATCTGGCATGAATCGTGCACCTCTATACAACGTTGGTGAAGTCATGAATTCATTCTCTGGAGATCAGTACCCAGACAATGGGCTCATGTCAAAAGAGAGATTCCTGTCCTCCGCGAGGACATCGATAAACAGGAACAGGGGGAGATAAATGTCGCAGAGCAGGTACACGTACAATCGTATCATCAACAGATCTTTCTACGCAACAAGGGAGATCTCATATGCGATATACAGCGGAGTGCGGTCTGGTGACATAAGCTGCAATGTCATAACACTTTCTGAGGGTGTTAGGCTCGATAAGATCGCATTTGACAACTACGGAGATTCTGGGTACTGGTGGGTGATTGCAGCAGCCTCCGGAATAGGATGGGGTCTTCAGCTGCCTGCAGGCACTGTTGTTAGGATTCCCTCTAACCTAGACGTCGTTTTTTTGGTGATTGCAGATGTTCGATAAAGCAATTCTATATGATGCAGCGAGGAAGCTCTCTAGCAAGCATCGGTTTAATAGGAATGCAACGCTTGCATCAGAAGCTACTCAGTTCATAAGAGAGAATTTTTCCAAGGAGAACACACCGGTAAATAAGACATCGGAAATTGAAGACACAATTGGTGTGACACCTAACGCAAAGCCTACAGGACTTGTAGAGAAAGAGAAGAAAGATAAAGAGCAAGCGCGAAAAGCGACTGATCCTAACACACAGACCACAGACGATGTTGACATCTACTATAGCTTCGATAGCAAGTACGATATCAGAAATTGTCTGCCATCATCTGCTGCTGTTATAACAAATCCCGCAGACAGCCCGGATAGATTTGATAATCCTGCAGTTGCCTTTTATGTTCACAGAGGAGATGAATCTTGTCTACCTAGACGAGATGCAGAAGTTCTCTCAGTTTTCTGCAATGGAATACCGACAATTGAGCTTTCAAGATGCGTGCCATACCTCGAGATGACTCTAGTGTCATTTTCTGAGAAGTTCGCTGATAGTACTCAATCGATAACATTGGCAGGTTTTCTTGACCAACCAAATTCTCCTAACTTTACACGAACATTTCCTGCAGGCATTCCAAATGGTGCAAAGGATCCATCCAAGCTCAGCTTCTATTCAGGCATGGAACTTTTCACATCGCCTCAAACTCTTGTCAATCCAGACAGCACCAAAGGACTTAATAAATTTGCTCCTTTTATGACGCTTAACTCAGTTGACATCAACGTCATTTCAATGGGGCAAGCTTTTTACTCGTACAAGCAAGCGACTGTGAAGATTACACTTCACGATAGAACTAGAATGCCTGAGATTGCACAGCTTCTTGCTGTTGACCTTTTCTCGCAGAACCACATAGTGCTTGAATACGGTTGGTCTCACCCTGATGGTGGCGCAGGATCAAGCAATGAATTTGGAAAATTGCTAAACAACATGCGGTGTAAGGAAGTCTACACTGTCACGAAATCCGGTTTTAACATCTCAGCAGATGGCGGCGGTGCAGTAACAATAGACCTGACTCTTTCCATGACACCGGGTGATCAGTCTCGAGCAATATCTGCTGCATCAGGAGATAAAGTCCAGACTGACTTTATCAAGAACGCGCTCGTAAGCGTTCTCAGAACACAATCCAGTGGTGGCACACCTGACGTACAGTCAAAGATGACGATTAGGTCAAAGAACATTATGTCACCCACAACTCTTGTTTCACGTGATTCCTACGTCAGAATCATCAAGATGCTTGTGTCAGATAATTTTGATGATGATATGTTCGAGCAAGAGGCCAGGGCAGTAGAGACCGAGATATCACAAAACGTCTCGTCGAATAAATTAACGACAATATCAGGTATCTTAAGTTCTCGTCTCATAGAAATCATAAATCTGATTCGTAAA